TGATGTAACACCTCTAGCAATTTTGATATTGCCACCCTCTTTTGTCAAAATCAACTTACCACCATCAATTAGCTGATTCTTTTCTTCCTTGGTCTTCTTAGGAATAGTGCTAATAAATGGTACATTAGCATGCGTTATCGACTGTGTAAGCGGTGTACCTGCGCATAGCCCACAAATAAACGGCAGTAGCTTAGCTGCTGTATAAGTTACATCACCTTCCTTGATGTCTTCAGTCGCAAACTCTATGACATCACTAGAGTTTGAAGGCTTAGTAGTTGTGATTACCAAATTTGCATCATAGCCGACATCAGGTAACTTCTTTGCGATGAACTCAATCAACTTAGGGTTATCTGTCTGGTCTGTTGCTTCAGGCATGCACAAATAGTTAAACTCATAGTTTTCAAGCATATCCAGTGCAGTATCTAGTGTGTCTGCCCCATTTATCGCGTATACTATTAACTTAGTAGGCGTGAAATTTCTTTCTTCAAGAACTCCACCAACTCTTACATCCTGAACATTGCCTATTAAGGCCTGCTTCATGTAGGTAAGATTTTCTGCCTTAAACTTAGCGCCCTCTAAATCCTCTAGTGAAGTGTATTCAGATAGGCCCTTTGCCGTGCCATCTTTTAAAATAAGACACACAACTCCAGTGCTGGCCCCCTCTAAGGCCTTCCTCTTTATTTCTTTAAATACAATTTTAAGCTCTGTTAAGCCCATATATTATACCTTCCTTCCTCTTCTTCTCAATCTATCCCCATACCTGATATTAACTTCCTCTAACAGATCAAATTTATCTTGAACTTCAATGCCGATATTATTATTAATCTCTTTCATAACATACTCATCTACCTTATCAAAATAAACTTGTTCATGATAGCTTACCGATATACTAAAATGTAGGGTATGACCCACTTCATCTTTTAATATCAGGCCATCTATCCCAGATATGTGAATATATCTTCTTCCAACTTTTATGCTCCTTGTAAATGTCCTTTCCATTAGGTCTTTTAGGTTATATAAGCTAGCCTTAGCCGTCTTGTTGCCGTTGCCTGGAAAATACCTTATGTCTATTACAAGGCTTTTTTTATTGAAGTGTAAATTTACTGACTCTGAATCTGATGTATTTATATCAATAAAAAAGCAGCTACCCTTATCTAGGTATAACTGCAGTTGTTCGTCATCATCTGTAATTTTACACTTGTATTCAGTATCTTTGATGGCATCATAGATCATGTTTGATACTGACTTTATTAGATCGTTTACTTTAATCATTATCTCCCACCCATCAAATCATCTAATATCTTCTTTCCCTCTTTGTCTAGTGTGGCTTTTCCTTTCTTCATTGCGTTTCTAAGCATGAATTTACCTGGTACGAATAGTATTTTACCCCCATCACTTCGTACTGCCTTACGGCGCTTTCTAGATACTGAAAGACCCATACCTGCCCTTGTCCTATGACCATACTCAACATCCCAGGCATAAAACTCACCTTTTGATTGGGCATCATTGTATATCTCAACAGCATTGCCCATATCTCTTACCTTCCAACTTCTTCTAAGAGTACCAGCAGTTAATGCCTTAGAGTCTTTGTTAACTGGAGTATTCTCTATAACATCCCTTAATACTTCACTGGCTACCTTAGTCTTAAGCCTGTTAAATTCTTCAGGGACCTTCTTTTCAATGGTATCAAGTCTATTCATAAGGTCATCTAGGCCCTCAAATTCAAAACTCATTACTGTCTCTCCTTTAGGGTTACTGGTATTTCAAGGTGTGATGGCCACTTAAATGGTATACCTGCTATGCACTCATAATTCCTACCTAAGTGGGTAATAGATAGCATATCGCCTTCCACTACATCCTCTTCAGGCCTCGTATATACGATATAGTCAATTACAAGTGTTTCGTCATGGTATCCCGTATTGGCCTTATCAAGCTCACAAGCCACATTAGATTTAATTGTTTTCTTCTGCATGGTAGTAAGATGTGAATCACTATCCTCTACCTCTACATGCCTGATAATATCCATCCTGTCATGGTAGGTACTAGCTAATATATCTGATTCTCTCACCTAGTTACCCCCATTCATTCCAATAGTTCCTAACTTTTTGAATCTAGTAAGGTGTTTTTTATACTTAACGATTAAATCATCAATTGATGTTATCTTAGTATTGGTCCCTACATTATATTCAATCTTGGTATTGCCCCTGGTGATGGCCTTTACCTCACCAGTATTCTGGTTATCTTGACCACCACTTGACAGCGCCTTATTATATTCACCCATCATCTCAACTATTACAAGTTCTAAGTCAGCTGGAATATCATCCCTGTTGCAGAAGTTCTTAATCTTTTGAATAAGGATATCAAGAACGAGAGATATTGTACTCTCATTCTCTAATGTATCCTTGCCTAGTAAGATTTTGAGTTTTGATATAATTCTCTCGTTCATTCTATCACCTTCCTATACTATGCGCCCTTTACCTTACAAGTAAAGTTTACAAGTGCCTTAGGCTCAATTACCTTAGTACCATATACAAATAGCCCCTTAACCGCATCAGCAAAAGTCTTTTCAGGTCTGTAAGATTCTATTTCTGTAATCTGACCTGCGTAAGTTATGGCCTGTTCTGTACCTGCCATGATAGAGTACTTGTTGGCAGCCACTGGTACATTATTTGACATTCTTAGCGTGAAGCCTGCTACATCTGCACCATCAATTACACCATTAGCTAATACCTTAAAGTCCTTAGTAAATCTTGGATCCTTAGATAGCATACCTAAATACCAAGCTGGTATAATAGCAAATCTACCTGCTCTTGTTACGTTATTTTCATCAAGCTTAACAGCTAAATCTACTAGCTGGTCATACGCATTAGCTACTTCTACATCTATTGGTGTGGCTGTAGACCCTACCTTGATGCCTGCATCTTTCACAAAGCTAGCTATATGCTGGTCAATAACATCACCTATAGCGTATGATGCTCTATCCATCGCTTTGTCTACCAGCTTAACATTAGCCTGTGCTGCATCTATATCGTCCACCTTAAAGTTGAAGTACTTAGCCTTGTCTATTACAAGTTCCTGCTGTGTTGATGTTACCTCTTCAGGATCTGCCAGCTTCTTAGGTGCGCCATCACCAGTTAGGTAATCCTTAATAGCAATTGGACCTATCTGATTAATCTTAACCTTATCTCCCAGCTTCTTGATTTCGCCTTCATAGTCATGATTAACTACGTCTGCGTATACTAACTTCTTATCTAAGTTTGCCTGTAGTCTTGCTGACCACAGTGTTGGTATAAAATTCTTAATTGACATATTCTATTCTCCTTCTTTTATAATTTCATGTCTTTTATGGCATCCCAATTTGCATTGATCTCTGCCATAGACATGCCCCTTAGACTATCTGAAGATATCGTAGTATTCTTGTCAGTAGTCTTGGGTGTTTTCCCTTTTAATCTCTCATTGACTGCATTTTCAACTGCTATATCAAACTTTTCTTTAAATAGCTTGATATTCTCATTTGTGGACTCTGCATTTTCACCCATTAAAAAAGAGCTAAACTCAACATCAAGCCCTTGTTTACCAAGTTCTTTTACTGTTTCTAGCTCTAGCCTATCTCTATTGAATTGGGCCCTGTCCTGTTCAAATTTAGTCTTTTCTTTTTCAAACTCTGCCTTGGCTCTTTCATCCGCTGACATCTTGGCCAGTTTCTCTGCCTCTGACTTTTCGTCTTCAAGCTTTTTCTCGTATTCTCTTTGCCACTTTTGTTCAGCAGTCTTCATAGCCTGGGTAACTCTTTTATCAGATTCAGACTGGATTAACTTCTGTAATTCCTCTTCTGTGTACGTCTTACCCTCTGGCTTGTTCTCCTCTGGTGGGTTATTTTCTCCACCATTACCAGCTCCTGTATCCTCTGCCAGTAGCTGTAAATTCATCTTAAGTCCCTTATAGTTATTCTTCATCCCTCTAAGTTACCATCCTTTCTTTACAATAAAATAAGACCTTTTAGCGACTTGTCTGGGTCGATTTTATGCACTAAAAAAGCACCCTAACATCTGTTAAAGTGCTTACTCTTGACTATACTTCCAGTCTAATATCTTGTCATATAATGACTGTACATATTTACCTTTTTCGGTATACCAATTTTGACCGTCAGAATCATAATACATACAATCTTTACTTGTAAGGTATGCTCCTATTTCAAGTTGCACTGTTAGCAAGTTGTTTTTGTCTATAGCCGACTTGATATCATTTGAGCATTTCCGTAAATATTTTATTTCTTTTTTCTCTAAACCAAACATACCCTTTCTCCTACAACCTATTGCACTGAACCAAATTACCTGTGTGTGGATTTATTGCTATTTGACATTCTTCTGTATAAAACACACAACTTTCATTGGTTTTCTTAGACAATTTACCCTCATTAACACATTTCAATAGGGCTTCACTAGGCACGTGTTTATGATTCAACTTCTTCATAATTTCTTTTGAATTGTTCGGATTTGCCCAATCATGAGTACCTATTGCCCTACCTGTAAAATGATATGATACACTTTTAATCTTAACTCCATCAGTAGTTTTCATACCAATAAGCTTATCTTCAAGTTCATTGTGATGCTTTTTGAAATTACTATACTTCACAAGTGGAGATATTTCACCTTTTTGAACAATGCCTGTATATCCCTTTACGATATCCCATTCCTTAGTATCATTATACTTTATTTTTTGAAAATCATCAAACAATTTAACTCCGTCATATCCTAAATTCTTGTATTTTTCAAACTGTTTCTTGTCACTATGCCTATTTTTCCATTTCTTTTCCTCTATCAGATACTTAGGGTCAGACTCAACATACTTCTTGTGCCACTCTTTATAACTTAATGACTTATCTACCTTAACTTCGTTATTAAACATGTCTCTGGCTGTCCTAGTCCCTTCCATGGCTCCAGTGTATGGTGCAGTAGTACTTCTACATCTAGGGTGCATTGGTGGATAATTTACGCCTGCTTGTGCATCCTTAATGCTAAAAACTTCATGGTCTAAATCTCTGCATATATCAGATGTTCTTAGGTCTAGGGTAGCAACATAGATATACTTGTCAACACCCATTTCGCTGTATGCTTTCAGTGTACCAAGGCTACTAAAATAGGCCTGTTCAGTATGCACTAATGTAGCGGCTGCCCTTTTTGATACATCCATCTTCTTTGCTACACTTTCTATAGCCTGTGTGCAATCAGCCCCTGATATAGCCATCTTTACTATCTCTTCTTCTAAGGCATCTTTTAGCTTGGCCCTGTTCCTCCATATCCTTTCGCTGAAGTTCTTACCAGACCAGGGTCTTTCAAATTCTTTTACTATTTCCCCTATAGTCAGTTTATGAAAGTCCTTTACCACTGTTTCACCAGTAGCAACGCCTATATCAAATATTACCCTATGGTAGTTAGTCTGTAGTGACTCTTTCATAAGCGATTCTACTGCCTCGTGTTGGTAGATATACGCCTTGTCTATTTGCTTTTGGATGTTAAAGAATGTTTCTTCAAGGTGGCTTATCCTTGACCTAGTGGATAAAGTGTTAAGCTCCAGTTGTATCTCTGGGCTATCTATTAGGTCCATATACTCTTCTAATCCCATTCTAAAGCTTTTATATTCATCACCTGTTAGAAGCTTATTAGCAAGGTCATAATCAAGCTCATTATCCTCTGCGTACCTGTAGTATAGTACGGATATTTCTTTTTCAATTTCTTTCAAGCAATTATAGAATGCATCATTAATTGTCTTAACTACTTCATCTGCTGACCTAATATCTGCCCGTGACCTCTCAAGGGCCCTTTGAATCCAATAGTTACTCTTCTTCGGCATCAGTATCACCACCTACATTATCTATATTGGTGAAATCATAACTGCTTGTTATCTCCTCATCCTCTGCCTTTTTCTTTTCTAACTCTTCCTTTGCATTTTCCACA